ACAGATTAAACACCGCAAATCCCGGAACCGATTTTGCTGATTATGGTATTGATAATAATTTTTGGCAAAACGCTTATTCATGGGAACCAAAGAAAAAACATCAATTTATCATGGAAATTGAAGGCATTCCTGCATATCTAATTAAATCAGCTAATAAACCTAGTTTAGAAAATGGTGAAATAACTTTAGACCACATTAATGTTCAAAGATATGTTAAAGGTAAATCAAAATGGAATACTTTATCTATAAGTCTATATGATCCAATTGTTCCAAGTGCCGGCCAAGCCGTTATGGATTGGGTACGTTTACATCATGAATCTGTTACTGGTAGAGATGGATATTCTTCAATGTATAAAAAAGAAATAACATTGACATCACTTTCACCACTAGGAGAAAAGGTTGAAGAATGGATTTTAAAAGGTGCTTTTATTACTACTACTAACTTTGGTGATTTAGATTGGTCTCAAGAAGAAGTTGTAACAATTGACTTAACTCTTCGTTACGATTGGGCATTCTTAAATTTCTAAAAATAACAATTATATATTATTTAAGTGGGTAGATTAATTTTTACCCATTTTTTGTGTTTGTATATATTTATAATAAAGTTATAAGAAGGAACAATATATGAGTAAAGTTACAGATCGTCTAGACAATAAACAAATTGTTGAATTAGCAAAACAACAATATGAAAGCCAAAAACAAACAAGCAAATTTCCGTCAAACATAATAACTCTACCATCTAATGGTAATGTATATGCAGAAACATCTATTTTACGAACAGGTAAAGTTGAAATGCGTCATATGACAGCATATGATGAAGATATACTATCTAATAGTAGTTATATTAAAGAAGGAGTTATATTTAATAAACTTCTTGAAGCATTGATTGTTACGCCTAACGTTAATATTGATGAATTAACATCTGGAGATAAAGAATGGTTGATAATATCTGCTAGAATATTAGGATATGGCGTTGAATATGAAGTAGTAGTAACAAACCCAGAAACAAAAGAACCAACTACTGGTACAATGGATTTGTCAAAATTAAATCATAAATTATTTGATTTAGTTTCAGATGAAAATGGATATTTTGATTATACAATTTCCAATACTAAAGATGTAATTAAATTTAAATATTTAAATTCAATTGATCAATTCAATATAAACTCAGAAAAATTAACATCATCATTTTTAAAGGTATCTATACAATCAGTGAATGGAAAAACATCACCACATGAAATAGATGATTATTTAAAATATGATTTTAAAGCTATTGATAGTAGAAAATTTAAAAAATATATTACAGATACAGCTCCAGGTATCAATTATAATACAACGGTTATAGGTGCAGATGGAGACACTATAGATGCCACCTTTCAATTTAACGCAAACCTTTTTTGGTTTTAAACCAGAACATCAAGTATATTTTCACAATCAATTATTTGATCTTTTATGGGCTGGCGAAGGTCGTTGGTGTTTTGAAGATATTTACACCATGCCACTTCGAATTAGAAAATTATGGATAAGTAGAATCAATAAACTACGAAGTGACGAATCAGCAGAACGAGAAGAACAAATTCACCGATCTAAAAATAAAATACATTCACCCGGAATCAAAATGTAGTTGATAAATATTTATAATAAAGAACTGGCTATTGAAAACTCCAAATCACATACTAATTCATCAATTAAAACAACAACAAAGATTAGGAGTTACACCCGAACAAAAAGATCAGTACAATCAACTGTCGACGATACTCGGAGGATTAAATACCACCTTAACAGATTTTGCAGAAAGCTCAATTTCTTCAACCGGTGAAATTGCTAAATTAAGTGATGGTGTTGGTCGAGCAAGAGGTTTATTTGATGAATTTTCTAAGGTTGCAGAAACAGCTGCTAAAAGTGTAGGGGCTATATTCGAAGCTAGTAAAGATTTATCTACGGAATTTGGAATGAGTTCCAAATCTGCATTTAATTTTGCAAAACAATTAAGAGGTATAGACGTAGTACTAGGAGATAAGAAACTACAACAATATGCAGCAAGTCTAGGAAAAATCACCGGTGGATTTATTACTGCTGGAAAAGTAAGTAAAAATGTAGTAAAAGAGTTAATTAAAACTCAAAAGTTCTTACAAACTAATCTTGCATTGACTGCAGAACAATCTGAAAAATTTGAATCATATGCAGCCGGTCTAGGACGTACTGGTGCTCAGAGTATAGCAATGATAAGTGAAGTTGCTGGAACTTTTAGTGATGCATTGGATATGGATAAAACTCAGATTATATCGCAAATAACATCAGACATTGCAGATATGGGTGCAGATACAGTAGCACAGTTTGGACGTATACCTGGTCAACTAGAACAAGCAACAATGAAAGCTAGGCTATTAGGTACAACAATGGCAGATCTTAATAAATCTGGTGAATCAATGCTTAACATTGAATCTAGTATTGGTGCAGAATTTGAATATCAACAATTAACTGGTAAACGAATGTTAACGCGTGAAGGCAAAAGTTTAACCAATGCATTCAGAATGGCACAACTTCAAGGAAATGGTGTTAAACAAGCTGAGTTAATGCAACAATATCTAGAAGATCATAGCACTGAATTAGATAACAATCTTCTGGCAAGAAAAAAAGCTGCTGAAATATTTGGAACAGATGCAGCTAGTTTGATGGAAATGAAAAACACATTAGCAATGACTAAAAGATTAGGCGTTGATGAACTAATAACCAAAGCAAAGGGTGATTTAAACAAACTAGAAGCTTCATTGATATCATCAGGAAAAGTTGGTGAAGCAGAAATCCAGAAAATCATGGATGCTGCAGACGTTAGAACACCTGCACAGAAACAATTAGAAAAATTAGACAGTATAGATAAAAATATAATAAAGCAAGGTCAAGAAGCAATTGGAACTGGCAAACAAGCGTTAGCTGGAGTTAATGCAGAACTAGATAAAACCTTTAATGTCCTTAAGGGTATTGGAGGCACTTTAGCACAAGGAGCTGCTGTTAAAGTGTTGGGATCAGTAGGTGTATTCATCGATAAACTTGCACTTGCAGGACCTGTTCTAGGTAAAATTACAAAAATTGCTGGTGCAATTACAGGTGGCGGTGTCCAAGGCATATTACCTACTTTTTCACAACCAGTAGCAAAAGCATCGGGAGGATATATATCAGGTGCAGGAACAGGAACATCGGATAGTATACCTGCCCGATTGTCAGATGGAGAATATGTTATTAATGCAGCGTCAACCCGAAGAAATCGAGGATTGTTAGATAAAATTAATAATACACCAGTAAGCATGGCAAATGGTGGCGCAGTAACATCAATGGCAGAAACAAACAGCTTATTGAGAATAATAGCTGGTAGATTATCTGCAGGTAACGTAATGGGCGAAACTGCAATGAATGGAAGGAAACGAATATAATGCATATACCAAATACTACATATCCAAATGCCGCCAATTGGTCGCCACTTCAAGCTAAAACAACAAATATTACTATAGGTGGTATTACACAAAAAGCTACGGGATTTGCTATTGGGGCAATTGGTAGTTTAACTGGCATACCAATTGTTGGACAAATAGGACAAAGTTTAACTGATGCATCAAAAAATTATTCTATTAAATCAGCATATGCAGTTTCATCATTAGAAGCAATGAAGTCTACCGATAATATAGGATTAAAGTTTCCAGATTTTAGAGCCAGAAAATTTGGTGAAAATCCTACAGCATTGTTCACTAAACGTCTAGATGGTACTGCAGCTGCTGCAAGAACCTTGTTTACTAAAAAAACAGATGGCGGTGGATTTCAAAATTCAATTCGATCCGCAGGATACGCTGCAGCTTCAATTTCACCATATGGTCCATATTCATTGTTTAACGTGGAAACATTATATGGTATGGGTGATCATGGTAATCCATATGCATTAAGAAATGATTTTACAGCACAAAGTCATGTAGCTACACAATGGAGAGGTGGAACGATTCTTCAAAGTATAGCGCCTGGATTAGCTGGATCACAAAAAAATCGAAAACTTTTTAGTCAAGATAAAGGTTCATGGGCACCAACTAGAAATATAATATCTAAAGCAACACCATTTCGTGGTGATAAAGTCAATGTTATAGATTTTAGTCAAAGATCATTAAAAGATGCATATCGTTGGTTGCCTAAACCTGCAAATGAAATATTAGGCGCCATTAGTGATTTTACAGGAGCCGGCAAGACTGCTGACTTTATTAAATTTTTCTTTACTGGTCCTAAACTCCATGCAGGAACATTAGACGAAAACCCATTCACAGCTACAAAGGATGATATCATAGTGTTCCGAGCTATTATAACTTCACTATCAGATAATTTTAATGCTTTATGGAATGGATTTCAACTTATAGGTAGAGGAGATCAAAATTATCAATATGACGGATTTTCAAGAGAGTTAAATGTAGACTTTATTGTATTTGCAACGGATCGAGATGAAGTTAAACCCATATGGAGAAAATTAAATGCTTTAGCAGGATACACTGCACCAGAATATACAAATGACAGTAACAATCTAGGCCTAGTTGGTCCATGGATGAGAATAACAATAGGAGATTTATTCAATCAACAACCTGTTATATTAAAAAGTATATCATATTCGTTAATGGATAATGACACAACGTGGGATATTAACATTGAAAAAGATCCACAAATGATGCAAGTTCCACATAAAATACAAGTTAATTTACAGTTCACACCTATCACGGATTGGTTACCACAAAAAGGCGGTAAGTTTTATTCATTGGCTAAACGTCATGACGGTGAAACAGGATTACCACTACCAGGCAATGATAATTGGTTAAGTGATACAAAAAACAATGGTAGTGTAGACTCTAGCGACTTAAAAAAAATATTTGAAAAACAACGAAACAAAGACAAACCGATAGCTAATGTAGATACTTCTACAGGTATATAAAAAGATTAACAATGAGTAGATATACAATAACAGATATAATTAAAGACGATAATGGTAAACAACGAAAAGCTACCACTATATTTCCATCAATCTCACCGTCTCCGAATGATATATTTATAATTACAACTACACCAGATCGTTTAGACAAATTAGCAAATACATTTTATCAAGACATTACATTGTGGTGGGTTATTGCTGCAGCTAATGGATTAGGAAAGGGAACATTAATTGTTCCTGGTAAT